GCTATGACATGGGTGACAGCTACATTCGTGAGGCAACGATGGGCCTGACACTGGTAGACTATTCGGATGCATACGCAGAGCAGTATGGGATTGAAAGAAACATAGAGGAATATATATAATGCATTCTTATTTAATATATCAGCGGCCATTGGACGAAGATTTTCAAGATGAATTGAATGGCACGACACTAACAACAAAAAAGAAAGCATACTTTGATTTGCTTACTATGCCTGACGGTAGTGCGGCAGAAGAAGCAGTGCAAAATGCAGTAGACCATAACCTATACAGGCCCACCATGTTTATGATCGGGTACGACAGGCCCAACCGTGCAACACTTGAGTACATATTTGCGGAGGGTAATGGTCACGGGTCTGGGGAGATAGACAGGCATGATCTAATGAAACACACAAGCATATCAGTGGGTGATCTGGTGGTAAGCTTAGACGACAGCACAACCCATGTCTGTATGCCAATGGGATGGCATCAGATAAGCGGATTAAAACTTAACTTAACCTTTAGAGGGAATACTAACAATGTCTAAATCTAAAACAACACCAATCAAACCAACAGATACCTTAACAATATCAGTAGCAGACCTGATGCAGGTACTAGAACTATACAACTCAATAGACAGTCATGTAGACAACATCGTTGAGTGTCTAGATGTAGAACTATCAGCCCTAAGGGATATGCGGCGGCTATGCCATATGGTAAGCACTACCTTTAACTTTAGACTACAGATGGGTGAGGATGGTGCTGCAAAATACTGGGCTCCTAAGGTGCTAGCTTCTGATGACAGGGCGTGGTTCCACCATGATACCAAATAGATTTTATTATACAGTAAAGAAGGATAAAATTATGAGCGACCAAGAGAGATACTTCATTAAGACCATGCGCCGACTGACCAAGAGCCGTATGGGTAACCCACGTTTTAAATTTACTGTCGTTAATAAACTGGGCGAGACAAGGGTATTACACACCGCGCCTGATGCTGGTTGGACATACGCAATCAATGATGGATGGGAAAACAGAATGATCGAAGGAGAGACACACACAAACAGCCGTAACATAATCCTGGATTTTGCAAAGATAGCGGAGAAGTTCTGATGAATGAATACAGAGTTGTTATGCTTAGCCCCAAGGGTAAGCGGTACGAGGTCGAGCTTAAGGTATCTGACCATCAAGAAAATTTAACGCAGTGGGTGCGGGATCAATTCCCTCACGACACAATACACCACATAGAACCCAAAGGATTTTAGGAACATGGCATACAAAGTATCGTTAGAGATAAGCATTGAGGAATTATTATGCATGCGCGAGGTAGTACTTTCAGACATTATTATGTCAGACCAAGACGAACCTGACTACGCGGATGTAGAAACAATGGAATACTATGCTGCTAGAGCAAGAGTACTGGTTGAGATAAATTTATTACATGAAGAATGGATTTGTGGTGAGCATGAAGAAATTGGTAGTCCAGCATGGAAGTAAAGGTATAGAATGATAGCACTAGAATTAGTAGCAGTAGGTATTAACGTTGCAATCTTTGTATTCATTTACTTATTATCAAGATAGTTTGCAGCCTACCCCTTGACGTACTAGTTCGTATCCTTAACTAAAAGAATACTTAAAGTATTTACTTATAGTATTTATATCATCTCCATTATGAGATAGGGTACGAACAGTACTACCATTAGTATACTATAAGTATGTAGGAAATAGATATGAGATTAATAAAGTTAGCAACATTTGTCAGTGTCGTTGCAATAATAATTACTGGCTCAAGCATCATAGTAATGACAGCAATATTTCTTTTTACGTAGTGCTTACATATCTTTCGTTAATAAAATACTTGGAGTATTACTATGAGTAAGGATGAACCCTACAAATTCTCAGAAATAATTGAGGATTTGTTTGAACAGATATATGATCTCCAGGATTTTTTAATTTACAATGGTATTGAAGAAAAAGAGTTCGTCCAATGGCAGAAGGATAGAGATAATATTACATATCATTAGGAGTTACACACATGGAAGTAGTTGATATAACAATGATCGGTTATGGTGTCTTGTTAGCTATGCTAGTGTTTGAAAACTACAAGACAGACAGATTTTTAGATGAGTTGGAAGAAGACATTGACGACATGATAGAAAAGCACAACAGTATGGCAGAAGGTTTCATACTCATGGCTAAAGAGATAGAAGACTTGAACAAGGGGGGTACAAAATGAAATACGTATGGTTACTTATTTGGTTTCAAGTACTGCCTGAGCAAGGAGTTAACTACCACCACCTTAATACATTTGAGACAGATGTCTTGTGTGGTGCAGAGTTGACCAGTGCCAGAGTTATGTCCAATCATTCAACTGAAACGATAACATGCTTAAGGATAGAGTTGGAGGATATCAAAGATGATTGAAGCAACATACATAGACCACATGGGTAGTGATCTATCCGTAGTTAATGCAGCCCGTGTATCCTTTGGCAAAAAGTCTAGGTACTATTATGGTGATGAAGCTGAGATTGCTGCTGACTTTGATCGTGAGTGGGAGGAGCCTACCTTTATGCTTAATGAAGATGAGAAGCTAATCAACTACCTAGCCAAGCATAAACATACCTCACCCTTTGGACACTGCTTCGCATCCTTCCACATCAAGGCACCTATCTTTGTGGCACGTCAGCTAGTCAAGCATAAGTTCTTACGTTGGAATGAGATCAGTCGTAGATACGTGAGCAATGCCCCTGAGTTCTATGAACCTGATGAGTGGCGTAGCAAAGCACAGGATAAGAAGCAAGGCAGTGGTCCAGCGTTGGAAGATCAACAAGATATACACATTGCTACAACACAACGTATAGTTGCTATGCTATACGAAAGCATGTTAGATAGGGGCGTTTGCGAGGAGCAAGCAAGAATGGTGTTGCCACAAAACACCATGACTGAGTGGTACTGGTCAGGTAGCCTCGATGCCTTCGCTGACATGTGCAACCTGAGGTGTACAGGTGATACACAGTTAGAGACTAGACTAGTAGCTAATGATATATGTAACAGTATGAAGGAGCTATTCCCTATATCTTGGTTTGCATTGAGGTTGTGCAAATGAATAAGATAGAAATAGCAGGGCTTGTGGGTGCGGCGTTGGGTTTCTTTATTGGAGTCTTTACAACCACATTCATAGTCACTTTACTTTTTTGAGGAGACATTATGTTCACAGTTGAACACGAGTATGACACCACAGTTGTCACATCATTGGATCAACACGATGAGTTTGAAGATGTAGAGATGCACTTCACTGATGATGGCAGCGTTTTCTTTAGGCAGTGGGATGAATCAATTGATGACCACCATCTTATTGCTATCTCTTCTCAGCAGCTTCTTGACTTGTGGGCAGCTATGAAGCAGAGTGAAGGCTTGTTTAAGATAGAGGTTAGAGGAGGCTAGGATGCCAAGTAACAACAACTCAGAGGGGAACACGGTATGAGTTCGGTAGTAATGATGTCAGATATTAGACCAAAGGATAAAGGTGTGGACATTCCTGGACAAGAATGCCCTTTCGAGGCATGCAAAAGTTCGGATGCATTCAACTACAATACAGGCGGCTATGGTAGCTGTCACTCCTGTAAGGGTTCGTACCCAAGTACAGCGAAGATGAAGGACTGGGCTTTAGAAACCTACCCAGTTAAGAAGCGTAAGCCACCAGTACAACAGCGACAGGTAGTATCAGCTACAAACGCAGGGATAAGGGGCTTAGACACTGACGTGGCTACACTGTACGGCATTCAACTTCAGCTTGATTCAGAAGGTGATCCAGTTAGGTACGCATTTAAGTACCCTAGCAACGTTAAGTATCGTGGCTATGACGAGAAGAAGTTTTGGACAAAAGAGAAGGGTACACCCCGTGAACTGTTTGGGCCTGACTTCAACGCAGGCTCAAGCAAAAGACTATACATAACTGAGGGTGAGTTTGATGCCGCTAGTCTCTACCAAGCCTTAGGCAAAAGCTTTCCAGTTAAGGCCATACCTAGTGCATCTATCTCAGATAAGTTTATCAAGCAGAACTTTGAGTACATGAACAGCTTCACTGAGGTTGTCTACGCAGGTGAACAAGACCCAGCAGGTAAGGCAGCGGCTGAAAGATTGTATGCTTTGTTTCCTGAGAAGTTCTTCTATGTGCCTATGACTAAGCACAAGGATGCAAACGACTTCATAATGAATGGTGATCAGGATGATCTTAAGTGGTCAGGTCTTAAGCCTCAACGATTTAGCCCCGACAACTTCTTTGTGGGTGACCACGAGGTAGAGAAGGCTATCTCTACAGAGAACCCCTATGAGTATGTACCCACTGGTCACACAGGTATTGACGATAAGATACGTGGCCTAGTCAAGGGTGGCCTCACGTTCATCAAGGCTATGCGTGGACAGGGTAAGACAGAACTGATTAGATACTTTGAGGTTGGTCTGCTGAAGAACAACACTAAGCTAGCCATGCTTCATATGGAGGAGCAGAAGTCTACTACCTATCGCGCCATGGCTACCTACGAACTAGGTATTAACGTGCGTACTAAGGAGGATGCAGCCGACAATGGCGTGACTGAGGATCAGGTGATACTTGCAGCTAAGATTGCAGCACAGGATGATAAGACTATTATATTTGAGATGCGTGGACATGATGATCCAATGCAGCTACTAGACTATGTGCGTCTTGCGGTTACAGTCTATGGTGCAGAGTTCATCTTCATTGACCACGTTCAACGCCTAGCCTATCTATCTAACGCGGGTGTTGAGGGAGCCACCAGTACACTGACCACGTTGGGCGCACGTATGGCTCAGCTTGCTAAGGAACTAAACATTGGTGTTATCTTTATCTCTCAGGTCAATGATGATGGGCGTACCAAGTATGCTGCATCACTGGAGGAGGAAGCTATCGTTTGTATTAAGCTTGAGCGTGACACTGAATCAGAGGATGATATAATTCGTAACACAACTAACTTCATAGTTGACAAGAACCGTCCCTTCGCTAACTTAGGTAGGTCAGGTAGCGTCTACTATGACCCAGACACTACGGTACTATCGGAGGTATCATATCAAGTATGAAGATTGTGATAAGCGACATCGAAACTAATGCAGTCAGAGGTAGTGATAAGCTTTGGTTGTGTGGTGGTAAGGACGTAGCTACAGGTGAGGTATACAAGTTTGAGAACTGCCATGATGATCCTGTCGCTAAGGCTGAGGCAATTAAGTGGCACCAATCAGTTGAGTATTTTGTTGGACATAACTTCATACAGTTTGATGCGCCTGAAATAAATAGGTTACTTAAGCCTAGGCTCATTGATCCTACTAAGGTGATTGATACTCTTCTTATATCTCGTATCGTTGACTACGGTATATCAATACCCTCTGGTGCTAGGTCACCCCATAGCTTGGATGCTTGGGGACGTAGGCTTGGTGTACACAAGGGAGACTTTCATAACTTTGGTGAGTTTTCTCAGGAGATGGTGGACTACTGGTACGGTGACTTGGATACGACTGAGGCTTTGTATAATCATTTTTCAAAGTACATCTATGATGCTGATTGGAAGAAGTCTTTACGTGCTGAGCATGACCTACAGATTGAGTTGGTACGCACTAGATACTATGGGTTTGCCTTTGATACACCTAAGGCTGACGGACTACTGACATCTATACGTAAGCAGATGGATACGTTGGAAGAACAGTTTCAAGTAGACTTCCCACCTAAGATGACACCTGTGAACACGATGTTGTACCGCCTAAAGAAGGATGGCACAGAGGCATCCAGTGTTGTTAAGGCTAAGGAGAAGTATGCTTTGACACAGGTAGTAGGTGAGGATCTTGTCTGCTACAACTGGATAGACTTCAAACCTGGATCATCTAAGGATAGGATTGAAGCCCTATGGGATGCTGGTTGGAAGCCTTACGATAAGACGGTTACTGCTATCAAGTTTGGTAGGCTGTCGGTTGGTGACCCATACGGTAAGAGGATCACGTCTATGACTAAGGCATTCTACAAAGAGAAGAAGGATGACTTGGCTACGTATGGCTGGGCTTGCTCTGAGGATAACCTTGAGACACTACCTGAGCATGCTCCTGATGGTGCTCGTTCATTAGCTAAGTGGCTTACCCTTGAGGGTAGGCGTAGTTCCCTAGTGGAGTGGATAAATCAGGTAGGTGCTGATGGACGTGTACATGGTACAATAAACAACATAGGTGCTTGGACAGGACGGTGCGCTCACAACGCACCAAACACAGCCAACATCCCATCAGCTTTTCATGGCAAACCTAAGTCAGCAGTTGAGGAAGTTAAGAACCAGTACGACTCACACCTACGTGCATGTTGGACAACACCTGATGGTAGCTGGCTGGTAGGTACGGACGCAGACGGGATTCAGTTACGTGTACTAGCTGACTATATGTGGCGTCACTTTGATGCTGATCAGTATGCGCTTGCCATCATGCAGGGTAAGAAGGAAGATGAGACAGACATACATAACGTCAACAAGAAAGCTTTGGGTATTAAGCATGCAACAAGAGACATGGCTAAGACTTTTATCTACGCATGGCTACTGGGGGCAGGTGTTGAGAAGACTGCACAGATACTTAAGATCAATAAGGTAGGTGCAGTAAAGGCTAGGGATTCATTCGTTAAGTCTATTGATGGATTGGCTGACCTAAAGAACAGGCTTGTCCCCTACATTGCTGAGCAAGGGTACTTCACAGGATATGATGGTCGTAAGGTTAAGGTTCCCAACGAACACAAGACTCTAGCTGGTATGCTACAGTCAGCCGAAAGTATTCTTATGAAGCACACGTTACTCAGCTGGACTAAGGAAGCTCGTAAGCTAGGGATCAACTTCAAGATGGTAGGCTTCATACACGATGAGTACCAGACAGAGGTTAAAGGAACTAAGGAAGAGGCTGAGGAGTTAGGTAGGGTGCAGGCTAAATGCATGGAAGAGGTAGGGGTTGAGTTAGGTTTTAGAATACCTACGCCAGGATCTTATGACGTTGGACAGAATTGGCTTGACACACACTAGGATTTAATAATATAACACAAACACCATAAAAAAGAGGTACTAAAAATGGCTACTGAGATTCTTGAATTGTTTGGCACACTAGAATGGGCTAAGGTATTTGAACACAATCGTGACCAAGCATCTTGGAATGTTGAGACAGATGGTGAATGCAAGGTTACCATCATCCTTGATAAAGACAACACAGATAAGCTTAAGGCATCTGGCTGTCAGAAGAAAATGGATTCTGTTGAAGGTGGCACTAAGGTTACACTTAGCCGCCCTTTCAAAGGCAGAAACGACTGGAATAGTGGCACTCCCACCGTTGTTAACGTGAAGGGCATTGACTGGAACTTTGACATAGACGGGTTTATAGGTAACGGCAGCACAGGCATGGTACGTGTAGCTGTTTATGATACATCTACTGGACGTAGGGGTACACGTCTTGAAGCTGTACAGGTCATTGATCAAGTGGCCTACGAGTCTGAAGGAGGAGCCTCCCCCTCTACCTTCAAAGACTTATCCTCTATTGCAGGGGATACCAAAGCTACCCCAACTACCGAAGCACCCAAGAAGAAAGCATTGATTGAAGATGATGCTATACCCTTCTAGGTAATTCAAATGTGTGTTGTTCTATAACAAAGCCCCTTCCCTTAGTTGGGTGGGGGCGTTCTTATAAAGAGGGAGCGATATGATAGAAGCTAAAACAAACGATACGCTAGTACACGACATTGAGCAGACTATCTTAGGACGCAATGGTTGGGACACAGCTATAGGTGACTTCATGTCTAAGAACATAGCCGAAATGGCTGAACAGCGGTTTGCTAAACCACAGGAACCTCGTGCCTACTTATCCCTGTCTTCTCTAGGTACACCGTGTGAGCGTAAACTATGGTACAAAGTTAACAAGCCATTAGAGTCTGAGCCTCTAGGCCCTGATACTCTATTCAAGTTCTTCTACGGAGACATGATTGAAGAGTTAGTACTAGCGGTGGCAGCTGTGTCTGGACACTCAGTCACTGGTATGCAAGACCGTATGGATGTACATGGCATCAAGGGACACAGGGATGCTGTCATAAACGGTATGACTATTGATGTTAAGTCTGCATCACCTTACGCCTTTAAGAAGTTTAAGGATGGTAACTTACGTAGGGATGATCCTTTTGGTTACATCTCCCAGCTTAGCTCCTACGTCTACGCGGCTGAGGATGACCCGCTTGTAACCAACAAGACACACGGTGGTTTTCTCGTGGTCTGTAAGGTCAGTGGCTCTGTTTGCCTAGACATATACGACTTCTCAGAAGAGTTTGATAACAAAGAGAGTACGGTTAAGCATCTTAAGAAGATGGCTAAAAGTGAGGAGCCACCTGAGAGAGCCTTTGAACCTATACCTCAATCAAAGACAAGCAACAACGGTAACCTTAAGCTACCGTCTGCGTGTGGTTACTGTGACTTTAAGAAGGTATGTTACCCTAAGCTACGTAAGTTTATATACAGTGACAAACCGCTATACCTAACTAAGGTAAACAAACTACCTAACGTAGCAGAGGACTTAACATACCGTGGTGAAATTTAATAGCAAGAGATTGAGGGGTATCCAAGAAGGGTATCGCTCAGGCTTAGAGGTAGATACAGCTAACTACCTTAAGAAAAGAAACATCCCCTTTACCTACGAGAAAACAAAGATTAAGTGGATAGACTTACGCAATAGAACCTACACACCTGACTTTGTTTTAGGTAACGGTATCATAGTTGAGACAAAGGGCCGATTCGTTTCAGATGACAGAAGGAAGCACAAGGAAATACGGAAACAGTTTCCTGATCACGACATAAGGTTTGTCTTTACAAATAGTAAGTCACGCCTATATAAGGGAAGCAAGACAACATACGGTGAATGGTGTAAGAAACACGACTTCATCTATGCCGATAAGGTTATACCAGAATCCTGGTTAAAGGAGAGCAGTAATGCCTAAAGAGTTTGAACCATACGCTGAGATACTTAAGGTAATCAAAGGGCCATTTGAGAATGGTGAGAACCTTCCTTGGAACCTTTGCTTGACTAGGTACAAGTACGATAGCAACCTACACGAAGAAGAGTTTTACTACGCTAACATGGCTCAAGCTATGGATGACGTAGACTTCTTGTCTAACAACATCAGTATTGTTATTGATCGTAATGGTAATACCCAGCACGATGACGTTGTAAGAGGGATACACGATCATGTTTAAAAGTTCTAGATCAAAGACAGCTGTTGTATTCTCTTGCGCTCACTGTGACCCCGCCATAAGTAACGAGAGGTTCAGCCTTCTTGGTGAGTTCATCTACGATATTAAGCCTGACTATGTTGTGGACCTAGGTGATGGTGCCGACATGCGTTCCCTAAATACATTTGATACACGCAGCCCACAAGCTATCGTAAGTCAGAGTTATCAGGAAGACATTGAGCAGTACAACGAAGCACAAGATCGTCTACGTTGGAAGTTCAGGCATCATAAGCGTAAGCGTCCAGCCTACTATGGGTTTGAGGGTAACCACGAGCACCGCATCAAGAAGGCTTTGTCCAGTGACCCCCGCCTAGAGGGAACCAAGTACGGAATATCCTTCAGCCACCTACAAACTAACCACTGGTTTGATGAGTACCACGAATACCACAACTCAGCCCCTTCCATACATGACTACGATGGCGTGTCCTACGCACACTTCTTTAGTGCTGGTAACTTTGGTACAGCTATGAGTGGTATGCATCACGCTAACTCTTTACTCGCTAACCGCTTTAAGAGTTCAACGTGCGGTCACTCACACAAGAGAGACATTAAGTTCAAGGATGCAGCTGGTGCGTTAGGTCTTGTCGTCGGTTGCTTCAAGGGTGCTGACGAAGGATGGGCAGGCCAGGCCAACCTAGATTGGTGGTCAGGTGTTGTTGTCAAGCGTGAGATAAGTAACGGTGTATATGAGCCAGAGTTTGTTTCTCTAGCTGCATTACGCAGGGAATATGGTTGACACTTTGATGGAAAATAATATAACTAAGGGTTTCCGCCAATGAAATTTGAGGCTAGACTTGTACTAGAAATTCACCCAGACGCTAACTTTCTTGAGGTATCAAAAGACAATGCATGTGTAGTTGTTTTAGAGTTGCTAGACGACTTGATCTACGATACTGATGACATCATTCTAACAAACTGTGAGGTAAACACTTATGACTAAAGTATCTATTAATAATAAAGAGTATGAAACAGAAGGCATGACACCTGAGCAGATTGATCTTGTTAACTTACTTAACTTGGGTAAAAACTCTGTTACTTTACTTGATCATATTCTTAAGTGTACTAGTTCTGTGCAGCAGATGAAGACAGAGGAGCTTACAAGACTACTCGAAGTTAGGCCCACATTCCCGAATACATTGGGTGATCTGGTGGTAAGCTTAGACGACAGCACAAAATGATGAGTGATGTGGATCTCACAGCCATGGGCTACTACAGAATGATAGACGGAAATAAATATAGCGTCGATCCGTTTGAGTGTTACAGTGAATGGGTTGAGGGTAAGATTCTAACTAAAGGACATGATCGTTTAGTTGAGAATACCCTTGGACTTGTTGGTGAGTCAGGTGAAGTAGCTGAAAAGGTTAAGAAACTAATACGTGACAAGCACAAGTTTACTCCTGAGGAGATTGCTAAGGAGATAGGTGATGTCTTTTTCTATGGCGTAGCCCTTGGTATGATCTTTGGTTACGGACTTGGAGACATCATCAGACTGAACGTTGAGAAGTTAGATGGACGTGAAGCTAGGGGAACCCTAAGGGGCAGTGGCGATAACCGATAGACGTATAGAACAATACACAACAGAAAGAGAACAACATGAGCAACAATTATTTACCAACAGACTACCAATCATTTATACACAAGTCACGCTATGCACGTTGGCTGGACAAAGAGGGAAGGCGTGAGACTTGGGGCGAGACAGTATCAAGATACATGGAACACATAGTAACTCCTAATGCAGGTAGCAGTTCATATATCAGAGAGATTGAACAAGCTATACTGTCACTGGATGTTATGCCTAGTATGAGGGCATTAATGACAGCTGGTCCAGCAATGGCACGGGATAATACAGCTGGTTACAACTGTTCATACCTACCAGTAGATGACATAAAAGCTTTTGATGAGGCTATGTTTATCTTACTATGTGGCACAGGCGTTGGGTTCTCAGTGGAACGTCAATCAGTAAGTAAGCTTCCAGATATACCTGAGTTGTTTGATAGTGAGACATCTATCGTTGTTAAGGATAGCAAAGAAGGATGGGCTAAGTCTCTACGTCAATTGATTGCGCTCCTTTACAGCGGTGAGATTCCTAAGTGGGATGTCTCTCGTGTTCGACCTTCTGGTGCCAAGCTTAAGACCTTTGGTGGACGTGCATCAGGCCCAGCGCCTCTTGTTGATCTATTTAATTTTACTATCCGTACCTTCAAGGATGCACAAGGACGCAAGCTATCATCCCTTGAGTGTCATGACATCATGTGTAAGATTGGTGAGGTAGTAGTAGTTGGCGGTGTTCGTCGTAGTGCTATGATCTCCTTGAGTAATCTATCAGATGATCGTATGCGTCACGCTAAGTCAGGTGATTGGTGGAAGAACGATGTACAACGTGCCTTAGCTAACAACTCTGTGGCCTACACTGAAAAACCCGACAGCTTATCATTCATGCGTGAGTGGTTGTCACTAGTAGAGAGTAAGTCAGGTGAGCGTGGTATCTTTAACCGTCAGGCATCTAAGGTACAGGCAGCTAAGAATGGACGCCGTGATGCAACGTATGAGTTCGGAACTAATCCATGTTCGGAAATAATTTTGAGGCCGATGCAGTTTTGCAACCTAACAGAGGTAGTTGTACGTGCAACAGATAGCATTGGTGACCTAGAGAAGAAGGTTCGTATGGCTACCATCCTTGGTACTATCCAATCATCGTTTACTAAGTTTCCATACCTACGTAAGATATGGCAGAAGAACACAGAGGAGGAAAGACTGTTGGGCGTGTCAATGACAGGCATTATGGATAACCCTTTGATGACTATAAAGAATACTGGCCTGGAGAAAACACTTGAGCACCTAAAATCTATCGCCGTTATTACTAACGCTGAGTGGGCTGAGCGTCTTGGCATCCCTGTCGCTACTGCTATCAGCTGTGTTAAACCTTCGGGTACGGTATCACAACTTGTAAACTCCAGTTCGGGGATACATGCACGTCACTCATCCTATTATATTCGTACTGTTCGTGGTGATAACAAAGACCCACTGACACAGTTTATGTCAGACCAAGGTATACCTAATGAGCCTGACGTAACAAAGCCTGATCAGACTACCGTGTTTAGCTTCCCTATGAAAGCTCCAGCGGGTGCAATAGTTACTGCTGATATGTCTGCCATTGAACAGCTAGAGATGTGGTTAGCCTATCAACGATCATGGTGTGAGCATAAACCTTCGGTAACTATAAATGTTAAAAATGACGAATGGTTTGAAGTAGGAGCCTTTGTTTACAAGCACTTTGATGAGATGTCTGGTGTATCCTTCTTACCCTTTAATGAACACACATACCAACAGGCACCCTACCAAGAGGTAGAAGAGTTCGGTGAACCCACTGAGGTTTGGGGTAGGGACAACGACAGAAATGAAATATTGGTTGGGTATAAGCACACATACGACAGCTTACTAAAACTTATGCCATCTAGTATTGATTGGTCACTCCTCTCAGATTATGAAAAGGAAGACAACACTGCAGGTAGTCAGACACTAGCATGTTCTGGTGACAGCTGTGAGATTGTAGACCTAGTATAGGATGCACACCTAAGCATGTGTTTAAACTGCTACTTAACCACCCCTAGCTCAACTGGATAGAGCAAGTCACTTCTAATGACTAGGTTGCAGGTTCGAGTCCTGCGGGGTGGACCACATGTTAAGGAGTACTAAGATGGCCTACATTAAAAGAAATGCTCAGTCCTACCTCGAAGGCACAGCTTCTGAACAAGAGTTCGCTGCACTGAGGGGTGAAAACTATGTTCGTAAAGCCACCAAGGATGAGGATATAAGCCAGCACTGGGATCTCCTAGATAAAGAGTTTGGACGTATAGATGTTAAGGCAGCTAAACGTTTTTCTCGTTCAAGTGAAGTAACCTATACTATATGGTGGGAGTTAAAGACTGTTAAACGTCCTCCCAATTGGCAACCTACTAAGGGTTGGGGTGTACCTAACGGTGTTGATAGGTTCATTGCAGTAAGAGGTGAAGAAGCTTTCTACCTAGTAAACCCAGACGACATCTACCTAGACCTACAAAAGAGATGTACTGAGTACTACAAGGGTGACTTTGGACTCTATGGTCGAGCAGACCGTGGGGATCTTATGACTATACTACCACTAAGCTACGTAAAGGAAAACTCAAAGCATGTTGTCACTGTCTAATGAAGAGCCTCCGAAGAAGCAGACACGATCTAGGCGTAAGACTACGTACAAGGGTGCATCAGTCAAGCCTACGTCAGGTATAGTACCTCGTACAGACAAGCAGAGGGAACTAATAGAAGCTATAGGCGGTAGCAAACAGGTTCTAATCTTAGGTCCAGCTGGTACAGGTAAGACTTACGTGACAGCTACTTGTGCTGCTGATCTCTACACCCTCAAAGAGATAGATAAGATTGTCATCACTAGGCCACATGTAGCAGTGGGCAAGGACATTGGCTTTCTTCCTGGAACCCTTGAAGAGAAAGCTCAGCCTTGGGCCTTACCTGTTTTTGATGTACTAACGAAGCACCTAGGTAAGGGTGCAGTCGAAACAGGTTTAAAGGCAGGCAATATAGAAGTTGCTACCCTAGCTCTCATGCGTGGACGTAGCTTTGACAATGCCTTTATAATAGTAGACGAAGCCCAGAACATTGAGGTATCAGAAATCAAGATGCTGTTGACACGAGTGGGCGAAGGCAGTACAATCGTCCTCAACGGAGACATCCAGCAGTCAGACCTGAAGGGACAGAGTGGCCTAGCTAAGGTCATACACCTTTCAAAGAAGTACTACCTTGATGTACCCATCGTTGAGTTTGGTGTTGACGACATTGTGCGGAGTGGCATCTGTGCTGAGTGGGTCAAAGTATTTATGAAAGAAGGTCTGTAATGAAGCAAGAGTTCTGTAATGTCTGTGAGAGTTACTTACATGATGACAACACCTGCCCTGAGTGCGACACTGATCTTATTCCTAACTTTGATCCAGTCCAAAAACCTTACCACTACAACCACACAGATGGTATTGAATGTATTGAGTACATCAGACAGGTCTTAGGTATTGATGGGTTTGTAGCCTACTGTCGTGGTAACGTAATGAAGTACAACCACCGTGCCTTCTACAAGGGTAACCCCACAGAGGATATGAATAAGGCTGCATGGTATCTGAACCAAGCTAACTTAGCTCTCAAAGAAAAGCATAGGTAAACATGTCTGATCTATCAAAAAAGAAAACCCTTGAGCAAGAAGCCCAAGAGTTCGTTAACGTTAATAAAAATACTACGCTGTCCTTAGTACCGTTAGAGGAATACTATGCTGGATGTGCACTGTCTGGTCTGCTAGCATCTGGCAAGTACGTACGGTCAGACGATGTAGTAGATGAAGCTTATAGATATAGCAGCCGAATGCTTAACAATAAAAAGAAATAAACTTAGACTAAACCCCCAGCTAAACACTGGGGGTTTTTATTTATCTATTAACAATAGAGAACTTAGGTTGTTCTTCAGCTGCCTTTATCTGTTTAGCTGTATTCATAATAAACATACGCCTGTTTAACTCTTCTAGTATATCATCAGAGTCTGCTAGAAATTCTTCAGAAGTCTTGAAGTCAAAGTTTTCTAGTTGCTGAACAGCACGATTAAAGTATTCAGCACCCACTTCTTTACGCTGTAACTCGTAGTTGTTACGTATAAAGCCTCTGGCTTGTATAGGTCTTTCTGTCATTATATTGTTGAATGACTCAGTTATAATTTCCCTTTGAGAACTGATGAAGTTCTTCATAAAATCTTCTAGTGCTTTTTTCTTTATTTCACTAGATCTTTCACTTAGGTTTGCGTCAGAAGATATTTCGTCGTAGGTATTATTGTTACCAGCCTTAATTTCTGCACTCTGTCTCCACTCCTTAAATGCTTTTGGCATACTGTTGGCTAGTTTAAACCTAAGAACGTAGTCAATCGCTGCGTTAGGTGCTGACCTGTTACTATAAACTTCATACTCTTCTATGTACAACTTATTCATTTCACGTTGTAGCTCTGTCATAGGGGCATTTTGTTGTAAGCCAGATATTTGTTTAAGCAATGGGTTCATCTTACCGATAGGTGCAGGGTTAAAGGGTGAGTAGTAGTCAATGTCATTATTAGGGTTTTTGCTAAAAGATTGTGTGTACTGCAGTGTATCAGAATCCATCAACATTCTTGTAGCTTGACCAAACAGTGTTTGATAACTCCCTCTTTCACCCTTCATACTTTTAGGTAAGTCTTTATCGCTTGTTGCTGACCCTGCCCCCATGTTAGCAACTGGTCCGATACCATCAATGTCTCTTACGTATGGTGTCCCAGCTGCTTCGTAAGAGAACTGGCCAGTGATGTCTCTAGCTAGTGTACCAGGATAGGTAAAGGTAGCCGCTATATTACCTAATTGTTTCTGTAAGTTTTCTGTAATGTTTCCATCTTTTATAGACTTAACTGTTTCTTCAGCTAATGAAAAATCAATACCTAGGTCACCTAAACCACCTAAAACTGCACCAGTTTCTTTTAGGGTTTTCCATTTGGATGGTAGAGTTAGACCTTCATTGTGTCTATAGAGTAAGTCACCTAAAAACATAGGTGCAATTAGAAAGCCAGCTGATGGAGCTAGGTCAGCGTCACCACCTACTGCTGTTTCCATAGATCCGTAATCTACTTCACCCTCTTTTTCCCTAGCAAACATGTAACCTAGGCCAATAGCCACCGTACCAGTTAATTGTCTAACCATCCTGTCTTCGTTAGACTTAAACGCATCACCACCTATATTTATGCCTGCCTTTTTTAGTGCTGGTACAACAGCACCAAGTATCGGTGTGTAGTCTGCAATCATCTCTATGTGGTTAGCTACATATCGTGGGAAGGGAACACCCAAGACTGCAGAAATAAGAAAAGGATACTTCTGGTTTAAGGCGGATACCTGCCTAGCTCTTATGCCAAATTGAGATTCATCCCCTTCGTATGTACGCTGCATTGTAAATCTGTTTGCATCATCCACAGACTTAGCCATAAAACCATCTGGTAGATTGTCTAAGCGTCCACCCTTCTCAAGAAAGTCTTTCACTGTAAGACCAAGTGTCTCATCTCCCAAATCACTCAGTTGTCTGTCTAGGCTTGAGAACAATGCACCTTCCTTAAAGGCAGTATCAAAAGATGTGTTCACAAGGTTAACCAAGCGACCTGCTTTAGCCATACGTGAGGTACTTTGTGTACCTACTTCCATACGTAGTGTGTTATAGAATGTCTTAGTATACTCCTCAGGCATCTGCTCTAGGAATGCATCACGAAGAACCTCAGCTGTTGCGTTGTCGAAAGACATACCTCTAACAGTAGACGACATACGCCTAACTAAATTGGTAGGCTTTCCTTGAACACCTCTTATCATTCCCCTGAAAAACTCATCAGATATATCAACAGCAGCCAGCAACGCAGTTGAAGTAACGTTACGTGCAGTCGTAGTAAACTGAGAAGTCATAAATGCAATACGCATTTGATCAGCATCTTGAAGAAAGTTATAGAACTTAGTTCCAGCTGTTCTCTTAGTAGAGTTCTTTATTACTTCACTAGACATTTCAGCAACAGCTTGATCATCAAAGGATGATAGCCCATGCTTAGCAAGAGTATTTATGTCCATACCTACACGAGTTGCACTGTCAGCTGCCTCTTCAGAGGCTGATCTAAATGTTCTGCCAGCTTTCTTTGTTGCCTTAGCTATCCTTGATTGCTCAGCTAGTATTTTACCTGCGCGAGACACGTCAGCCAAGTAGACGTAGGACATCTGCTGCCTAGTCAGGCCATAGTCACTCCTTATTTTCTCTAAAGTACTAATCTGCAAACCAGAGTCAACAGATGGATCATCTAAAAGCCTGGCTACAGTAGAAGTAATTCTTTCGTTAGGCTTCACTTCAAATGCATTTACAATATCAATTGTTGCAGCGGTTATGCTTCTTATAGTGTCCATCGACAAGCCAGATGACAGTTCACCTTTGGTATCTAGGTCAGAGATACCTTTAAGTATTGTTTCACCCATCGCCACACGGGTAGGGTCTAGTGGCTCAAGGATATTAGAACTTCTGTCACCCGCTCTCGCAGCTAAAGTAGCTTCAAGATCAACAATCCTACCTGTCGCAAGACTCTTTTGCTCTGCTGAAGCACCATCAATAGTTTTTTTGGCTTTCTCAGCTGCCTTCTTACGAGCTTCTTCTGTAGATATAGCCATCTTTGCAGCAAGTTCAGACTTATTAAATACCTTTGCTCCCGTTAGAGCACCACCACCACCACCTAACACAGCGCCAAATAGTCCTGATATACCAGCTTCTTTTGCTAGGTCAGCAGCAGAGTATTCATAACCTTCTATTAGTCCTTCTCTTGTCTCGCCTGCGCCGTAAGCAGTAACACCACCTATAGCAGACTCAGCTACAAAACCAGTTCCCACACCCTTTAGAGTATTCTTTACAACACTCTGCTTCAGGGTATCCTTTACAACACTCTGCTTCAGGGTATCCTTTACAACACTCTTCTGTATGCTTGAGCGAACAAGCATTTGAGTACCCTTCGTTGCAGCCTTGGCACCTAGTTTACCCAGACCAAGACTCCCTATACCTACGTAGGTAGAAGGGGCTGATATAGTGCCATAGATGTAATCACTAGCGCCATCAAAGAATCCTGTACCTACACTGTCAGAGTTATCCCAAGCCTGTATTAAGTTACCAAAAGACTCTTTTCCCTTTCGGTTTGCAGTCTTATCGTTTACGTAGTTAAGATCCATAAGTGCTGTAACTTCGTTAGAGTTTTGAAAACGCATGTGAGTAATAAACTCTTCTGTAAGACCTTCAAAGCCTGCTTCCTTCATTTCTTCTCTAGACTTTTTGTATCGACCACCACTAAAGAATTGAACTAAGTCAACTTGAAAGTCATAGTCATCCTTCAAGTCCATGAAGGCACCGTCTTTTACACGCTCAATATATTCAACCATTGTCTTTATACAATCCTAAAACTTATTTAATATGATCCCATATCAAGTGGATTAGTTGAAGTAGTTACTTCTTCAACTACACTTGGTGTCACACCATTATCCAGTGGTTCCTCATCAGAACCTTCACCAGCTATTGTTGGAACGGCTGGCTCAAAGTTAGGGTCTGCTGATATTACGTATTCATTAACCTTAAGACCTGCATCAGATTGTAACTTCAGGTTTCTTGCCATAATATCAATAGAAGCTTTCCAATCACCAACCATGCTAGGGTCGTAGTAACTTTCTTCTATTACCTTATTCATCTTGTTAAACAGGTCTTGAGCAGCTTCTTTATCTTCCCCTTTAAATCTTACATCCTCACCATTATTGCTGTAAGTAAATGTGCTTTCCTTAAAGAAACCTTCTGTTCTTTGAGCAATAAGTTTATCAACACCAGCCCTTTGTGTGGTTCCGTAGTCTCCGAAGGGGCGTGAACTTAAGCCCAGAGAACCAAAGTTTAGACCTCCAGCACCACCACCCGCCATAACATCAGAGTATAATTCTGTAGCTTTCTTTAAAGAATCTGGGTCAGCACTAAAGATAGCGTTAACAAACTCATCTTCAAACTCAGAAGTACTACTAAAGTTAAGATCGCCTTGTGCTATGTAGGCTAGTGCCGCTGCTTGCTGTTCCTCTGGCTTATCCTCAAGTGTTTGCAGAACCATATCACTCATTAGAGTAACTTTTTCTCTATTGTATTTACCCTTTGATTTTAGTTCAGAGATACGACTTAGCTGCTCAGATAACTCACCAGTGGACTCAAGAAGATAAGCAGCCTTCTTAGAAAACCCCTCACCCATCGCCTTTTTAATTAAAGTTTTACGAGCAGCAACAGTCTTTGATCTTGCAGCCCTATCTGTTTGATACGAAGTAAAGAGCCATTGTCTTTTTTTATCATTTAGTTCTTGGACGCGAGCTGCAACCAGAGCTTCTTTATCCATTTCAGACCTAGCGTAGGCACCAAGACCCATCTGAAACCCAAGTTTACTTACCATTATTCTGTCCTCTACTCATTAACCCAGCTGGCTTACTCTCTGTAACCTCTTCTTCTACTTCTTCTACTTCTTCATCACTATCTTCTGGACTACTAGCAGCTATATCGCTAGACACCATGTCAGATATATCTGATACCATTTGATAACCAATGTCCTGTTCATCCTCTGGCGTATCATCTAAAGCTTTACGAAGCATAGTATCAACACGGCTTTTCTGTACCTCTTTTTTCTCGTCTTTGTTGGAAAAGGTTTCTTTAAAATCAATCTCAGCTTCAAGGGCAGTAGACGTAATGTACTCCTGTACTACACTAGAAATAACATAGCTAACGTCTACGTTATGTATACCCTGTGCAACCCCTGTTGTAAGCATGGCTTGAGCTAGTATATCAACTGGTAGTCCTACCTCTAGTGTATGCAATATATTGTCTAGGATTTCTGGGTTAGCAATACGTTCTAAGTAATACTCAACAGCCTCATTTGGATCAGAGATCTCAGGTGGCCTCTCCATGATTGCATTTCTTGGCTCTCTAGCGAGAGACTGTCCTGGTATTGGTCCGTCCATTTTTATTTACCTTTATTATAGTATGCGTCAATACTAGCCAATGTTATGTCACCATCTTTAGCAGAGCGCCAACCTGGATTAGCGTTCCACTCAGGAGAGTCTTTAGCATACACTACTGTATTGACTGGAGATCCTTTTAATTTTTTGGCTAGACCTGGGGCAGCTTGCATCAATCCTAATGATACGCTTCCATCGTAGTTCCAACGATCCAAGTACTTACCGTACTCAGCTACTTGTTCACTTGGTGACATTGTTGTAAGGTTATCGTAGTCAATACCTGCTTCTTCTGAAGCCACTACTCCAAGTGCAAATAAAGACTTATAACCGCCTGCATTAGAGGCTGTAGGGTCCCATGCACTCTCTCCATTAATAATACCGTATATTTTATTTGGTGTTGTATTATGTTTCTTTGCTAGATTTTTAACTGCACTTATAAAGTTAGGATCGTTTGTAGTCTCAGCTAGTTTTTCAGCTAACTCAGAAAGATTTATATTAGAAGTTGTATTCTTACTAGACTTTACTTCAGAAACTTCAGCGCCTTTAACTTCAGGTATCTCAGTTTCTTCCTGTATAACTTTCGTAAACACATCCATGTCGGATTGAACATTTCCTCCTTGAGTTTTCTGAGTGTTTGCGTTTATTGGTTCAAAACTTAAGGCATTTTCCATAAGTGCTCTAGTTCGTTTACTATTGTTTTTATTCTGAGCTACACTTTTAATTGCATTTACCCTAGCACCTAACCCTTTACCAGTGTTAGCTGCACCAGTATTAGTAGAACCAACTGATGATATCTTCGATACTTTTCCAAAACGCTCTAGTGGGAATGCCATTTTATATACCTTTATTTCTTGTAACTTTATTAAAATAGTTTACTAAGAAGCCATTGTGTTGTTGCAGATTCAGACTCTAGCTCAGCTTTAAGTATTGCTG